TTCACAACCTCGTCAAAGACAAGACCATTGATTGTCGCAAAACTAGAAGAATTCATCAGAAACAAACTAATTAAAATAAACTCTGTGCGTTTTACTAACGAACTGAGAACTTTCATTTGGAAAAACGGCAAGCCTCAATCAATGAGGGGCTATAACGATGACCTGATCATGGCTCTAGCCATCGGATGTTGGGTCAGAGATACGGCACTCACTGTTAATTCGAGGGAACAAGAATATAAGAAAGCTTGCTTGACATCTATGGTTAAAGTGAATACAAAGATTAATACTACAATACCCGGACAACAAGGGTATAAAAAAAGCGAAGCATTAGAAGAAAAAATGTTCAAACAACAAGAGGAATATAAAAAATACTCTTGGCTAATCAAAGGATAAATAATGGCAGACAATAAAAATAATCCAAACAATCCTCAGTCTGAGTTGTTTCGTCGTTTAACGAGACTTTTCTCCGGACCAATCACAAACTGGAGAACCCAAACAAATAGAAAAATTAGAAGAATTGAGCTTGATAAATATGCAACAGAGTTCAGATCTGCTTCTGGTCAACAATTTAAAAAGGCCGCCTATAGTCCATTTGATGTCATGCAAAGTAAAATCATGGCAAATCAAAATAGATCAGAAAGATATATTGACTATGACCAAATGGAATACATGCCAGAGATTGCTTCTGCTCTTGACATCTATGCAGACGAAATGACAACCCACTCTTCTCTGAGCCCGATGCTTCGTATTGATTGTCCTAATGAGGAAATTAGAGCAGTCCTTCATTCTCTCTATATTAATGTCTTAAATCTTGAGCATAATCTTTTCGGGTGGTCTCGTTCTATGGTCAAGAACGGAGACTTTGTTCTTTATTTGGATATCGATGATAGACTCGGTGTCAAGTCTGTTATTCCTATTCCTCTTCGAGAAGTTGAAAGGCTCGAAGGTGAAGACCCTTCAAATCCAAATTATGTCCAGTACCAGTGGAACTCTGCTGGGATGACTTTTGAAAACTGGCAAATTGCTCACTTTAGGATCCTTGGAAACGATAAATATGCTCCATATGGAACTTCTGTTCTCGATCCTGCTCGCAGAATCTGGAGACAGTTGGTTCTTATGGAAGATGCAATGATGGCTTATCGTATCGTCCGTTCTTCCGAAAGACGAGTTTTCTATATTGATGTTGGCTCCATCGCTCCGCAGGATGTTGAGCAATTCGTTCAAAAAACAATTACATCGATGAAGCGCAATCAGGTTGTTGATGCTAATACTGGTCGCGTCGACCTTCGCTATAATCCACTTAATGTTGAAGAGGATTACTTCATCCCAGTTCGCGGCGGAGAATCTTCAAGGATTGATACACTTGCTGGCGGTCAGTTCACTGGCGATATCGACGATGTGAAATACCTTAGAGACAAGATGTTCTCGGCTTTGAAGATTCCATCTGCTTATCTATCAAGTGACTCCGAAGCACAAGAAGATAAAACAACTTTGGCTCAAAAGGATGTTCGCTTTGCAAGAACAATTCAAAGACTTCAGCGTTCTGTTATCACTGAATTGGAAAAGATTGGCATTGTTCACTTGTATACTCTCGGTTTCCGTGGAGATGACTTGGTTAGCTTCAAGCTCAAGCTCAATAATCCATCCAAGATTGCTGAACTTCAAGACCTCGAAGAATGGAAAACTAAGTTTGAAATCGCAAGTGGTGCAACAGAGAACTTCTTCTCCCGCCGCTGGATTTCCAAGAACATTTTTAACCTCTCAGAAGAAGAGTTTGTTCGAAATCAAAGAGAAATGTTCCACGACCGAACATTTGAGGCAGAACTCGGCGCTGTTGCCGAAGCAGCTACAGCAGAATTTAATGCGGCAGCCGGCGGCTCTGCTGGCGGCGAAGACGAACTCGGCGACCTCGGAGGAGGCGACGAGGGCGGTGGAGATTTGGATCTAGGAGGGGAAGATTTAGGCGGTGGAGATGCTGGCGACGACCTGGATCTTGGAACAGGAGATGCGGGAGAAGCAGGGGGAGCAGATGAGGGACCACTCCTCGCCGCCCCTGCTAAGAGAGACGATAGAGACCGCAAAACAACAAAGAACTCTCAAGGCAAACGAGCAAAGGGTAAAAAGTATGTTTCTACCGCAAAGCGAGGCGGAGATGGTAGGAATGGCAGAATACAGAATTACACAAATATTGCAATTCCAAAGCCAAAAGATGTTGTTTCAGGATATTCAGATATGAAACAACTATCTCGTGGAATTTACGAATCACAACAAACTACTTATGACAGCGATGAGAATCTATTATTTGAAGTATCGACTGAAATTCGAAACTTGATTGCTGATCTAGAAAAATCGGAGACTGAAATAAATGAAAATGAAGCACAATAAAAAGCGCAATACCGCTTTTATCTTTGAAGCTTTGATTCGAGAGTTGACAAAAGCTGTTGTCGCTCAAGATAAGCCAAAGCAAAAGAAGATTGTTAAGATTATTAGAGAGAATTTTAAGGGAAGAACTCTTCTCGCAAAGGATCTTGAGGCATACAAGACTATTCTTGAATCAAAAGATCTTGACAAAAAGACTGCTGAAAAGCTCATCTTTGAAGCAAGAATGATTAAGATGTCAATTAATCACAAGGTTCTCTTCGAAATGCAAAGTGAAGTCATTGATCTTATCAATAAAGAAGTCTCACCAGAAGTTTTCAACAACTTTGTTCCGAACTACAAAGATTTAGCAACAGTCTTCCAGATTTTTCACCCAAGAACAAAGGCAAAGCAAAGAGTTCTTCTTGAAAATCAAGTCATTGAAAATATGCTCTCCGGTGAAGCAAAAGACAGAGAAGCAATCAAACCAATCGACAACTTGACATACAAGACATTTGTCAAGAAATTCAATGAAAAGTATGGTGAATCTCTTCTCTCTGAACAAAAAGAACTTCTCAAGCATTATATTGGATCCTTCTCTGATAACGGGATCGACCTCAAGGCTTTCTTGAGCGAAGAGATTGATCGCTTGCGTGAAGTTGTTGAGAGTTCAACCCAACTTACAGAAGTTAAGCAAGATGAAACAATCTTGGAAGGAACACAAAGAGTTCTTGATGTCATTAACGGCTTCAAACAGAGAGACATCGATAACAAGTTCATTCACGATGTTCTTAAAATCCAGAATCTTGCGAAGGAGATTGAAGAATAATGGCACTTATGACAGTCCGCGTTGGTCAAGAACAGAAAGACAGGTTCGAGATCCAACTAGAAGCAAGAAAGTCTTTGGATGGCAATATTATGATTTTCGATCACAAAGAGATTGATATTGTTATAATGCCAAAGAAGAACAAGATTGTCACATTTGCCAAGAAAGAGCCATCCGATTCTGTTTATGCCGCACAAGACCGATTTTTTGAGTTCATGAATACGAAGGGGCTTGTTCAATTCGGCACAGTTCGTGGCGGAAATATTTATGGATCCATTGAGGGCTTGATTTGTGAATCCGAGAACCCACAAAATAATCCTTTCGACTATGCCCTTTATGGAATTTACCAATTTGTTCAACAAGAGGCACCATATTATAATTATCTTGAGAGCTATGAAGAAATGCTCGACGATTACTATACGGAACCAACAAAAGAAGATTCCACAGAGCTTGGCGAAGTTCCACAAGCAACAGAGAAGGGATCTATTCGCCCAGGCTACACATATGAACCTTATTGGATGAGCTACATGCTTGAAAACTTACAGAAGGAAGACTAATGTCATTTGTAGAATTGGCTTATTTTGTTTTGTCTGCTTACGGACTGACCCAGATTCTTTGTTACGGTAGAATCTTTAACAGAATCAGACCAAAGGGCTATTTCTGGTCTTGTCCAATGTGTATTGGCTTCTGGGTCGGGATGTTTTTATGTGTCATTAATCCATTGACACAACTATTTATGTTTGAGATCACAGTAGCAAACATAATGCTTTGTGGCTTCATAAGTTCTGGAACTTCTTATATCCTTAGTATGGTATTCGGAGATTCTGGATTAAACTTGGAGACCAAGAATGTCACTCAAGAGATGGATGATTCGCGGAGTTAGACGCTGCAAAGCAGGCTGTTGACTACTTTAAAGAGGAAATAAAATGAGCAAAGTATTGCTAAGAGAATACTATGAACTTTGTGAAGGCGGAGTTTGTAGAGACCTTCTAACAGAAGAAGAAAAAAGAGATATTCAAGAAAACAATGCCATGTATTTGACCGGGCTTATGCAACAGTGCGGAGTCAAAAACGGAAATGGCAGAGTTTACCCAGAAGATGTTCTTAAAAGAGAGATTGATGTTTATAAGAAACTCGTAAGAGAAAAGAGGGCACTCGGTGAACTCGATCACCCAGATGATTCCGTTATCAACCTTAAAAATGCTTCTCATATGGTCACAAACATTTGGATGGATGGACCAAAGGTTATGGGAACTGTCAAGGTCTTGAACACTCCATCAGGTCAGATTTTGAAATCTCTTGTCGATTCCGGGGTCAAGCTTGGTATTTCTTCCCGTGGTCTCGGCTCTGTTCGTGAGTCTATGCAAGGCACGATTGTTGAAGATGATTTCCAACTAATCTGCTTTGATTTTGTTTCTGAACCTTCAACACCAAATGCCTTTATGGCACTTAAAGAAGGCAAGGAATACGACAAGCCAAATATTTTCACAAAAGCCGATAGAATCAATCGTGCTCTAAAACAAATCTTGGATGAATAATGAAAAAGAAAGAATTACAAGAAATCTTAAAGCCACTTATCAAGCAATGTATCAAGGAAGTCATCTTCGAAGAAGGTGTTCTTTCTGGTATTATCAAAGAAGTTGCTGTTGGGATTGGAAGCCAAACAATTGTGGAAACACGCCAGGTCGCTTCACAAACTCAATCTATGCAGATGGAGCGTCAGCCAATCCAAGACCACCAGCTACAGCAAGAGAT